CGGTACAATCTGAAATAATACAACAGAAACGACCTGGAGGAATACTTGCATAATGGCTACTTTTCCAGATATTAAACCGACTTATGGTCAGAGAAAAAAATCTAGACCTAATACCAGAACTATTCGTTTTGCTGATGGTTATGAACATAGACTTTTATTTGGATTAGCTCAACATCAAAATCCAAAAGAATTTAGTTTTACTTTTGAAGTTTCTGAAACAGATGCGGATACGATAGAAACATTTTTAGATGCTCGTGCAAATGGTAGTGATAGCTTTACTTTTACCCCTCCAGGAGAAAGTTCATCTTCTCAATTTGTTTGTGAAGATTGGACTAAATCAATACCATATAATAACAGAGCTAATATTCAAGCCACTTTCAGACAAGTATTTGAACCAGCTTCATAATGACAGTAAATTCAGCAGTATTTAGTAATTTACAATCCATTAATCCATCAGCGATTATTGAGTTATTTACTCTTCAGTTATCTACTGCATTACATGGTGCGAACACTATTTATAGATTTCATGCTGGTAGTAATTTAAATGCTAATGGAAAAATAGTTTGGGATGGTAATGAATATCTTAGGTTTCCTGTACAAGCATCAGGTTTTGCTTTTCAAAAAGGCCAGTTACCTAGACCAAAATTAGTTATTAGTAATGCTACAGGACTAATTTCAGCAATACTATTATCTGTGAATGAAACTACAACTGGTAATGATTTAACAGGAGCTACTGTTACAAGAATTAGAACATTAGCTAAATTTATTGATGCTGTTAACTTCGCTGATGGAACAAATGCAACTGCTGATCCTAATGCAGAGTTTCCACAAGAAATTTATTCAGTAGATCGTAAAGCCACAGAAACTAGAGAAGTAGTTGAATTTGAATTAGCTGCTCCTACAGATTTAGCAGGAGTACGAATACCAAAAAGACAATGCACTCGTTCTATCTTTCCTTCTATTGGTACGTTTATTCAATGACTTGGAAAGATAAAGCATTGCTTCATGCGAAAGACCAAGATCCCAAAGAATGTTGTGGTCTACTATTAAGCATAAAAGGCAAAGAAAGATACTATCCCTGTAATAATCTTTCGATGACAGATCATCAATGTTTTATTATCGACCCAGAAGATTATGTAAAGGCTGATAATACTGGAGAAATAGTTGGAGTAGTTCATAGTCACCCAATAACACCTCCTGCTCCAAGTCAGGCAGATAAAATAAGTTGCGAGAAAAGTAATCTTCCTTGGTATATTGTGAATCCAAAAACAGAACAATGGGCATATTTAGAACCTTGTGGATACAAGCCACCTTTAATGGGTCGTCAATGGGTATGGGGCATAACAGACTGTTGGAGTTTAGTAAGAGATTGGTATAAGGAAGAAAAAAATATAGAATTGAAAGATTGGGAGAGGCCAATTACGTTAGAAGAATTTTTAAAAGATCCTATGTTTGAAAGGTGTGCATGGCGAACAGGTTTTAGAGAATTAAGACCCGAAGAGGCTTTAAAAAATGGTGATTTATTATTTATGAGTATTTTGAATCCTGGCTTAAATCATGTAGCATTATTTTTTGATGGTGATGTTATTCATCATTTAACCGATAGACTATCTTGTAGAGAGCCATATTCTGAGTGGTTGCTAAAATGCACAGGAAAGAGGTTACGTTATGCTTCGTAAAGTAAAACTGTATGGAGAGTTAGCTGAATTTGTCGGACATAAAGAGTTCGAGGTACAAGTAGACACAGTTGGTAAAGCTGTTAGTTTTTTAATACATAACTTTACAGGTATAGAGTCTTATATGAGTCCAAAATATTATCAGATAAAAGTTGGTAATTATGATATTGATAAAAATGAAATAGATTATCCAGTAGGTAGAGAGGATATACATTTTATTCCTATTATTAGTGGTGCTGGAAGAGGTTTAGGTAAAGTATTACTAGGAGCAGTTTTAATTGGTATAGCAATAGCAGCACCAGGGGCAGGATTTGCTTTTGGAAAAGGAGGTATAGGTTTTATGGCTACAGGTGCAGCCCCAAGTGCTTTTATGGCTGCTGTAGGAAACATTGGTATAGGTCTTTTACTAACAGGTGTTAGCGAAATGCTATTTCCACTACCAGAACCCCAAAAATTTAATTCAGAGGAAGATCCGCAGTTGTCTTTTACTTTTAGTGGAGTGCAAAACACATCAAGGGCTGGTACACCTGTGCCAATAGTTTATGGTGAAATATTTACAGGAAGTGTTGTAATAAGTGCAGCGATTGACACTAATCAGGTAGAAGTATGACGGACGAAATTAAAATTATTAGAGGTTCTAAAGGACCAAAACCCCCTCCCCCTCCGTATCGTGCACCTGATACCTTACATAGTAGAAGTTTTGCTACTGTTCAAGATTTAATATCTGAAGGAGAAATAGAAGGGTTTGCGAGTGCTTCAAAAGCAGGGCTTACAAAAGGTACAACTGCATATGACAATGCAAGTTTAAAAGATGTATTTCTTGATAACACTCCAATACTTACAGAAAGTGCTTCAAATAGTAATCCTGCTACTACCGACTTTAATTTTCAAAATGTAACTTTTAAATCTAAATTTGGTACGGCAAGCCAGACGGCAATGAGTGGTATTCCTGCTGAGAGCAGATCACCTACTGGTGTTGGAGTCATTGTAACCACTTCCGCTCCAGTAACTAGGCAAATTACAAATACAGATGTAGATGCTGTTATTGTCACTTTAACTTGGCCTCAAATTCAAGTAGCTGAAGATGATGGAGATCTTCGAGGAGATACTGTTGAATATAAAATACAAATTCAACATGATTCTGGTGGTTATGTAGATAAAGTTGGAGGCACAGCAGGAACAGCCCAAGTTTCTGGTAGAACTGCTGATGCTTATGCCAGAGATCACAGGATACAATTAACAACTGGATTTACAACAGTAGATATAAGGGTGGTTCGTGTAACAGCAGATAGTACCGAAGCCAATAGAGTAAATGCTTTTCAATTTACAAGTTTTCAAGAGGTTATAGATAATAATTCAACTTATGCTAATAGTGCTTATGTGGCTCTTCGTTTAGATAGTAAACAATTCAATCGTATTCCCTCTAGAAAATATCGTATTAGAGGTTGCAAAGTAAAAATCCCTGGTGCTGGTGCAAACAATTCTGGTACACCACAAGTTGACCCTCAAACAGGTCGTATAGTCTATCCCTCTGGCTATATTTTCAATGGGGTTCTTGGTACTGGTGTTTGGTGTTCATGCCCTTCGATGATACTGCTTGACCTTTTAATTAACACTAGATATGGGTTAGGAGATCATATAACAACAAGTAATTTAGATTTATTTAGCTTCGTAGCTGCTAGTCAGTATGCAAATACAGAAGTAGATGATGGAACTGGATCAGGTGCAAAAGAAGCTAGATTTAGTTGTAATGTAAATATCCAAAGTCCTAAAGAAGCATTTGCAGCAATAAATGATCTAGCTGGTGTTATGAGATGTATGCCAATATGGTCTGCTGGTTCTGTAACTATATCTCAGGATAAGGAAACCACAGCAAGCTATCTATTTAATTTAGCCAATGTAGGAGAAGGAGGTTTTTCTTATTCAGGCAGCAGTTTAAAGACTAGACATAGTGTTGTTTCCGTTAGTTACTTTAATATGGATTCAACAGAAATGGATTTTGAGGTTGTAGAAGATGCTACAGCAATAACAAAACTTGGAACGATAGTAAAACAAGTTAAAGCATTTGCTTGTACTTCTCGTGGTCAGGCTGCAAGACTTGGAAGAGCATTATTATTTGCCGAACAAAATGAATCGGAGGTGGTTACATTTAGTACTTCAATAGACTCAGGAGTAGTCGTAAGACCTGGTTCTGTTATTGAAATAAACGATCCAGTAAGGGCTGGAGCTAGAAGAGGTGGTCGAATCGTAGCTGCGACAACTACTGCGATAACAGTAGATGCACTGGCAGATACAACCTTACCTTCATTAGCTGATAATCCTACTATTAGTGTCATTCTTTCAGATGGAACAGTTGAATCGAAAAGTATAACTGCTATATCAAATGCAGTTTTAACTGTTGACTCTGCTTTCTCCTCCGCACCGAATGTAAATTCTCCTTATTTATTATCTAGTACAAGTTTGCAAACTCAGTTGTTTAGAGTAATTCAAGTAGAAGAGCAAGACGATATTAATTATGTAATAACAGCCTTGTCTTATGTAGAGGGTAAATATGCCTTTATTGAAGATGGCACGGCTTTACCAGCTAGAACAGTATCTTTACTTAATCAACCAGCACCTCCTCCAAGTAGCTTAACTGTTACAGAAAAAACAGTAATTATTAATAATATTGCTAGAAGTAAATTAATAGTGGATTGGCAACCAGTACAAGGTGTAACTCAATATTTAGTAAATTATAAAATTGGGAATAATAACTATGTATCACAGATAGTTTTTAGTTCTGATTTTGAAATATTAGACACTCCCGTAGGAGAATATACTTTTCAGGTTTTTTCTTATAATGCCTTGTTAGAGTTATCAACTAATTTCACGGAAACTACTTTTAGTGCAGTAGGTAAAAGTTCATTACCAGATGATGTATCTGGTTTAACTATAGAACCTATTAATGAACAATTCGTCAGATTAAGATTTAACCAAACAACTGCAAATGATGTTTTACATGGTGGACGTGTATATGTAAGACACACAACTTTAACTGGTAATAATGCTCTTTTCCAATCTGCACAAGATGTTATTGAGGCTGTTGCTGGTAACGCTTCTGAAGTTATTGCCCCTGCCTTGGAAGGTACATATATCCTTAAATTTCAAGATGATAGTGGAAGATTTAGTACAAATGCGACAAAAGTTTCTTTGTCTCTTGTAGATTTTTTAGATTCTATAACTGTTAAAAATGACAGAGAAGATACTGATGACACACCTTATGACGGAAATAAATCACATACTGTTTACGA